CGCAAGCTCAAGGATTGCAGTTGCGGGGATAACCTCGTGCGCCGACAGGTATGTGCCAGATGTCCACGGGTCTGGCTCGGTCAGGCGGTCCCAGTGGCAAACGATAGACCAGTAGCTGTTAGTCGAGAGCGTCTCGGTCACGCTGATGATCTCGTAGCCCCCAACGGTACTCGATCCCGTAGCGCCTTGGTTTATGTCGGACCCAGCGCCGGACACGGGGAACCCGTGGGCGCGAATGAAGGCACCCGCTACCCACTCCAGCGGTCGAGAGCTGACTGAGCTAAGGCGCACGTTGAACGTGATGACTCCACGAGCATCGGACCCTGTGCCGCTATCGTTCTCGAAGTGGACATCCTCCTCCGTTGCGGTCGGGGTGGTGTACGGGTAGTGAGCCGACCCGTTGTATACGAGGTCATCGCAATACATCGCCCAGCCGAATAGCGACTCGCTGACGCAGTCAGTCGATGCGTATGTTTGCCCGAGCCCCCATCGCCCGCTCGTTAGCAGTCCAAGCGTGATCCATGCAGGGTTCGATGACCACTCTAACGATATGCTAGGACTCAGAAGTGACACGCCATCCCACACGGGGACGAGCAGGCCCTTGATGATGGCTGTGGTCGTTGGCACCGAGCCATTGAGCTGGTCGGTAGCGCCAGCCTTGATAGCGAGTAGCGGGCTGTTCGGATAGGTCAGCTCAGAGTTGATAACTGAGAGGACTCCAGCGAAGGTCATATCGTCGCTAGTCTTGTCGTTGATTGAATCCTGGTTTATACGCAGACACTCGATGCGATACCTCGAACGCTTGCGCGGGGAGTTCGCCAAGGCCCCGGCGGGCACAATCCCCGGATAGACCCCAGAGTTCGAGGACGCTGCGGGGGTCCAGTTCCCGAACATAGGCGTTCCAGGGGCCGCCGGATCTTGCGCCCCCGCAGCGTCCTCGAACTTCGTGGCGTTGATCGCCCTAGCTGGAGGCGCAAGGTATGTCCCGCGACCGATGCCATCCCCCGTTACGGGGTCTTCGTTGTACTCATCCAGAATCTCGGAAGGCGTAACGACACGGTCATAAATGACCACCTGGTCGAAGGCGTTGTGCAGCACAGTATCGGGGGAAATGGGACCGAGCCCCCCATCGCCTAGGGTGTTCTCGGCTGTGGCACTGAGCATAGGCTCAAGGTGGATCGACCCCGGAACCGTCTCGGCCCGAAGGTCGCCGTCCACATACAGACGGATCTGATCGCTCTGGTTTGTGCCGTCCGCGTCCACCACGCAGGCAATGTGGACCCACGCGCCCACCACAGACGCAAGCCCCCCAGGGCTTTGGATTCTTTCCCTCGGGGAGTTCACGGACGGCCCATTCTTGTATTCCACCCTGACCGCGCCGACAACCCCACCAGGAGAGTTCGCCCCGGTCACTCCGATGGAGAGTCCAAACCCGTCAACACCGGGCACCTGAAGTGTACCGAGACGGATGAAGAAGTTGGGCCAGTCAAGCACCCCCCCCACCGATGCGGGCGGCGTGAGGATCTTGACCCAGAACATAACGGTGAAGCTCCTGACCGCCGCGGTCTGAGCGTCCGATGGGCACTTTGCAAGGGATCTCATGGCGAACCCGAGGGGGTTGGGTGACCAGGTCTGAGGGTCGTACAGCGGGACCACCAGCTCGGTGCTGAATGATACGGCTGACTTGGTGATCTCAACCTTGGGTTGAAGGCGCACCCACCCGTCTCCGACTAGCCCCCCCGTGGTAATCGGTATCCCACCGACCGTCAGTTCCCTATAGCGTACCTGTAGGGCGTACCTTGAGTTCTCAAGCGAACCCGTTGTCGTGTTCTGTGTGTACAGTCCACGCTCGAAGTACAGGCGAACGATCGCGCCATCCACCTCGTACTCGGTTATGTCCAGAGCAACGCCGTACTTATCCCAGATCGCATCGTTCGTTGTGTCGAAGTAGTTGACCGCATCGTACCCATCGTTCGCCCCCGCGTTGGATGCACTGCTCGTCTCCTGCGCCGTCATAGTGAAACCGGCCTCCTTGTAGGATAGGGTACTCTCGAACCCAGGAACTACTGACTGCTCGTTAGTCCCGAGCCGTACCCACATCTCCAAGCCATCGTAGTTGTCGGCGCTGTTGTTGTTGATCTTCACGCTAGGCGGTGCCGAGTCTAGCACGACATCAGAGGTCACACCGCCCACCGACTTGATCGGCCCCTCCCCGAACGAGATCTGCTGGAACAGGATAGACTGCTCGGGGAGGTACTGACTGCGAAGGTACTCGTTGACGATAGTCCCGCCGAACCGAATCTCGCCGAAGACCAGGGCAACGGGTAGACCTTCTGCGCGTGTGTTGGATATACCGCCGAACGAGTAGACGGATGATGATGTATCGCCGCGCTCAACGGGAGGCTTTTGGCGTTGGGCGAAGATCGCCATGACCAGCTTACCTATGACGATGGCCGCCACGACTAGCTTGATGATGTAGATAACCTCGGGACCGCGTGGGACCACGACGAAGCCCAGCGTGCCACCATCGCAGTATGTGGTCGCCCAGTCATCCCGCTCAACCTTCAGGCCCTCGTAGTACGCCTCCACGTCATCACGGCCGACTAGGCTAGAGGGCACGAGTTCAGCCAGGTTGCCAGCCGGGACATCAGACACGACACGAGAGCCTAGCTCAAACGGGTCGGTGACAATGACCAGCTGGACGGTGCAGACTGCAACGCTCATCGCGCCGACTCCTTCATGCGATAGACCGCCGTGACATTCACCAGTCTATTGGTAACGCTGGCGAACACGCCCACGCTCCCGGCCGAGCTGAGGGCCAACTGCCTGGACGCATCGACCACGACCGACACATGGGTGGTGGTGCGGTTGTGAACCATGACGATGTCGCCAAACGCGAGGCGTGTGGTTATCACGCCGCCCGTGACTGCATCGACCGCGTCCCAGGGGAGCCCACTTGACTCGCTGCCTATAGACGCGACACAGGCGGCCTCGTTATCCGCGCTGGGCAGGGCCGCGTCAGACCATCCGGCCCTTCGGTAGACCTCACGGACAACGCCGATGCAATCGAACTGGTCAGGCCCGGAGGCGTGAGTCTTGAAGGGCATCCCGATCATGTCATCGTACTCAACCTTTGTCATCGTCTTGACCCTCTCGGTATTCCAGGGAACCCACCGAACCGCTCGGGGTGGTGTCTAACGCTAACATTGACGTTGGCCTCCTCGTCATCCCCACGAATCACGCAGTCCTCCAGCGTGTAACCGCAGGCGCTGAAATTCGCACCGTCAGCCTGGACATTGTACCCACACTCACCAGACCCGAAGACCCAGCGGCAACGGCGGCGGGAGTACAGGAACCTCGGGAGCCTCGCCTGGAATATATTGAATGCCGATAGCTCCAGAGTCACGTTGCTGTTGTCCATCGCCGCGGATATGACGCGGGCATCCTCCGCGATAGCGGCCACCGGGTTGTCAAGCTCCCGGCTAGACACGACAATGATCCTGGCCCTCTGGCCGATCAGTCCATCGTGCGTATCGAATGCAGATGTCAGCCAGAACGCCCCACCTGTAGCGATGCCCACACTGATCGAGGGAATGTCCCCATCGCCGCTCTGCTCGATGCCCGAGTGGACAATCGACGCGGGATAATAGACCAGGGGGCTCCCGGTATCGTCCTCGCCGAACTCTACCCGCTCGGTGAAGTTCGTGACACGGATGCGGGTATTGTCGGGCAGCTCGAACTCGAACAGCCAGATGAAGGGATCTTCGGTTTCGAGCTGGTTCTTGTGGGCCGATGTGTTCTGGGTTAGATCCTTCATGCGCCATATGTCCCCGCGTCAAATACTTCGATCAGGTCGAAGCGGTAGTCCTCAGCACCCGAGCCTACGCTACTGCGGTGCTTCGCTGCAATGTTCGCAGACGAGAACCGCACGGCGATTGTCTCCTTGGTCAGCGGGTGAACCCAGTCGAACGGGATCTCTGTCCCACGGTGTGCCAGGAAGAACGCCGAGAGCGTTGCTCGCTCGGCTTCGGTTGCTCCGAGCATCTGCAAGCTGAATATCCTTCGCTCCTTGGGAAGCGCGGGCATCGTCGCCCGGTGGCCCGTGTCGAACTCCGCAGAGTTGATGCCAACTATGCGCTCCTCGTTGATCGGCCAGGAGGCGGGGGTGGTGAGCGTCCCCGTCTTGGTCGCTGTCTCAGCGTCCACGGGTACAGTCTCTTGGCCTCCAGGGTCAGGTTCGCCGCCGCTCGTGATGTATGCCGTGACTGTCGCGGTGTTCGAGATCCATCCGTTCGAGTCCTCAACGGTATAGGTGAATGACTCGATGCCAGCAGGGGCGTTGGTGACGCTGGTGAATGTAACCAATGCCGTGACCGCAGAGTAGGTCGCCGCGGCGTTGACCAACCCGCCAGTGGTCAACGCCACGGTTGCCGGGTCGATGGTGGCACCGTCATAGGCTTTGTCGTTGGCGAGGATGCTGATGAGCGTCGACTGGCCTGAAACCACCTGGACGAAGTCGTTCCCAGCCAGGGGGTTCTGCGGCGGCTTATTTGTCCCGGTGACCGTGATGAATACGGTGCCGGGGGCAGATGTCAACGGGGTGCCCGCATCATCCGACACCTCGTAGGTGAACGAGTCAGATGTGGTTGTGTCTGAGGCCGCCGCCGTGTAGGCAATCACGCCAGTCGTGGCGTTGGGCGTGCCCGCGGTCCCCGTAGTCGGCGAGGACACTATCGTCACGGTTGTCGGGTCGATGTTCGCGCCATAGGCTTGATCGTTCGACACCACATCTATCTCGACGGTGCCACCGGCAACCACCACGGCGTTGTCCTGGTTGGCGGT